GGGGGGGGGGGGGTGCTTTATAAAAAAAATATATATGTAAGTATGTCAGTATGTATGCAACCCAGTCAGTATGTATGCTACTCCCAATACATACTGAGCGTACAGACGTGCCCAAGACAGTCTGTATATTTACAGACTGAGGAAAGCAATCACTATGGATAACAATAACAATAAGATGGACTGGCAACACCTGTTCGATAATGTAAAGGTTGAAGTTGTCACCCGAAGCGGACGACAACTAGACAGCCTGTCGGCTCGGAGCCTAGACAAGCTCCGAGACAAGAGCAAAGAAGCCGATGAGTATTGGCTCAAGCACCAGAAGGTGCTTGAGCAAGAGCTAGCCCATGAGGGCTTCACCCCTTCGACAGGGATCGGTTACAAAAAGTACCATCCCCGAAAGCGGGCAAGGGACATTAGCACTGTCCCCACCAAATCCCACAGCAAGGGATGGAATGTTGAAAGAGTCGCCGACAATCTCACGGTGTATCCTGACCAGAGAAGGAATTGGGAATACATCAGTCGGGTGAACATCTACTTGCCCCCAATCGGGCAAGTAGAATAAGCAAAGAGGAAAGGAAACAGAAAAATGCAAAAAGCCGTCTGGTTTAGTCGGCATCAGCCGACGCCACGCCAAATCGAGGATGCCGCCCGAATAGGGTACACCCTCGAAGTAACTCCCAAAGGCACTGCCCTTGGGACAGTGGAAATGAAAGACAACAGCGATGTTAAGACTGTTGTCTTACATCTCTTATCGCATTGCGCCGACGTAGGTGCAATCGCCATATTCGGAGTGTTTCCTACCCCGATTCTAGGGCTGATAAACATGTCAGCCTATGATAGCTGGGTCAGGCAGGAAAACCTGCTAGTTGTCGGAAGCGAGGGAGATTTCCCTTGCTTCCAGTCATGGAACGTAGCACGTTCCATCGAAGGTGGCAAACCCACCTTCGAGCACGCCCAATGGATTAACATTGGGCACCTGAATCGGTTGTCCTGCCGCTGGCTGAAGTAGCCAGCCAGCAGTAAGAGTAGTAGTAGTAGTAGTAGGAGTAGTTATGGACTGTAGTTAAACATGAGGAAGGAGAAAATATGGATAGCAGACTCCTAACAACCGGCTGGGGGGTTATAGTAAAGACCCCCACTTCAACGTGGTCGGGGCGTGGTAGCCACCCGACTGAACTTATTCCTGCCCGCAGGGGCGCTTGGCTTGTCCCCGCTGGGTGTACTGTCCGGTACACCTATGTAGGCAAGGGCTTCCGCCCTGCGTTCAACTCCTTTATTGTTCCCGAAGGGACATTCGTCAAGGTGTTCCTAAAAAGGGGCCGCACCGGAAGCGGCGACTTCCGGTATCGGTTAAGGCTGCAAATACCATCCGATGCCCCGGTACACCTACCGGGGCTAAGAAGCTCGGCGCACCCTTGCCCACGCCCAACAGGGATTGTCAAGGTGGCTGCTGCCACCAATGGGCCTGACTTCGTTGTCCTCCGGCAGTGTGCAGGGGGCCGCGAAATCCGGGGCGTCGCCACCCACCGAGGGAATGATGGCAACCTACGTGTCATTCCCGTCCTACCTCCACACGCAGGGGACAGCTTCATTGTAATCCCCGGTGACGTGGTGGAGCCAACAAGGGCCGCCAGCGAAGAGCTGGCTGCTGCGGCCCTAATGGTGGCAGACAATTACTACCTTAACCGCCTCGGCGACAAGGCAATCGCCGGGGTCAAGGCTTGGCTGGAAAGCCAAGCATCAGTGGGAGCCAACCATAAGAAAGGAGCCGTTAATGTTTAGAGCAATATGGTTTTCCCGGCACCAACCAAGCCGGGAGCAGATAGAGGACGCGGACCGTTTGGGCTATACCCTTGAGGTAACTCCCAAGGGTATAGCTCTAGGGGCAATGGACTTGCAAAATGAGGGCGACGTGCAAACCGTTGTCTCTAAGCTATTGGCACACTGCACCGAAACTGGCACAGTTGCAATATTTGGGGTCTTTGCAGCCCCAATCCTAGCGCAAATCGCTAGGACAGGTTTGGACATTCTGCAACGTGGGTGCCTTGAGCCAGCTGGCGGCAAGGGTGACTACCCTTGCTTCGCTGCATGGAATATCATGCGAAGTGTCGAAGGTAGCAAGCCCACCTTCGCGCACAAACAGTGGCTTTATATCGGCCACTTGAACCAGGACACCTGCCGTTGGTTGTAGTGAGCAACAAGGGCAGTAGTAGTAGTAGTAGTAGTAGTAAGGTCCGAAGGGTTAACCCCCTGTATGGACTGTAAAACCGTGGCTAAACAACCAAACAAAGGAGCTAGGATGGCAATCATCAATGCCATTACGGAATCTTTTCCCCTTGACGGGGAAAAGGTTCGGGTGAAAGGTCTGAGCTACTCCAGCATTGAGCTGGAGCAGCCAACAACCTACAAGGGTTTGGAGCAATTGCTCCAAACCAATGAACAAGGCGTGGTGGAGGAGGCTTGGTCCTCCTTCGTCATCGCCGTTCAAAACTCTGGGCGAAATGCCCAGAAGGCGTTCATTCAGGCGGCCATTAGGGATGGTCGCCTTACAGTAGTTAACGGAGAAGTCGATGCTTCTCCCTTGGCCGATGAGGCCAAGAAAGCAGGCGATGAGGCCATGGCGGCCTACATTGCCGGTGAGCGGCGCCGTCGAGGAGCTGCAGCCTTTGGCCTTAAGGCTGCGAAGGCTAAGTTCTTTGACCTGCCTGCTGAGAAGCAGGCGGAAGCCCTTGCTCTGTTGAAGGAGAAGGGCGACGAAGAGGCGTTCATCGCCTTCGTCAAAGCGGCCTAACCTCCGCCACGGGTCAAGGCAGAAATGCCTTGACCCTCACGGAGTTTAGGAGGCTCCAAAAATGAGTGTAAAGGCAGAGTTGTCGGTGCTCCTTAAGAAGGAGCAACCGCACAAAGGGCGAAAGCCCTCGAAGCAGTTCAACTTACAGGAGGCTTGCTTCTTCCTCGCGAAGAAGTATGCTATCCTTAATGGCGTCCCGCGGAAAGAGCGGGCACAATGGAAGGCTCTTTTTGTGAAGAGCCTTCTCAAGGAGCAAGGGCAATGAACTCGCTACCAGAGCTACTAACTCGGTTGGCTGGTGGTTATCCTCCACCAGACTTCCCCCGTGATTGGGAGGAATTTTGCAGTGCTGTCCGCAAAGGACAGCACCTCAAGTGGAACGGGATTGGCCAAAAAAGTGGCCACCTACTGAAGTTAATCGTGCGGCGTATTGACGCCATGCGGAAGGAAAAAGAAAATGGGAATTCTTAACTTGACAGGAGTCAAAGCCACCCCTGAGCAAATTGCTCAAGGGGTGGTTGACCCTCCCAAGATGGTGGGCTGCAAGGTGAAGGAGCTCCTCACCTTTAAAGACAAGCCTGACTGGCCCATGATGGAGAAACGGGCCAAAGGACTTGCGGAAATAGCTAAGCAACTTAGCTATTCCACAGTGATGATAGGGGGTGCGCCCTACTTTATGTCCTGCCTAGAAGAGCAACTGAAGCAGGCAGGACTTTGCTATTGCTACTCCTTTAAGAAACGCCTTCTTATAGAGAAGGCAGAAAATGGTGCCGTAAAGAGATACTACGAACTTAAACATATAGGATTTGTATGAAAACAAAACTGCAAGCCGCCTTTATACTACACGGTAACAAGGTTCTTTGGTCACCCTACGTGGAGCACCACGAAGGCATAATCGAGCGGTACTGTTTAGATGAGGCACGTGTAGTCAAGGTGTATATGGCTCCTCCAGACGGGAAACCAAACGCACCACTTCATGAGTGGCAATATATAGAGCCTACAGTTGCTCCACCTTGGTATAACCCCACTAAGGCCAAGACCAAGGTCCGAAAAGCCTTGCGTGAATGGGCCGCTGAGAAGCTTATTAAGGGCGGTAAAAGAACCATTTACGGGCCCCGCCAAGTTTATGTACTAGGTGGCGAGGTTATAGGATTTGATTCGGCAAAAATTTACCTTTTTAAGGGAAAGGCTTGGGGGTACGGACGCACGTCCATCGAAGCCTGTGGGGGTAAGGTTTTTGCCCATGGGAAAACAACAGTCTTTGCCCACGGGCGAGCAGAAGTTGAGGCGTATGAACTCGCCCGCACCGATGTCTTTGACTCCTGCAAACTGGTTTGTGGAGACTTCACCTACAACAATATCAGAGGGAATGTAAAGGTGAAGGCAGAAGGGTATGCTTTTGTTCTTGCCCCACCGACAGCTAAGGTCGAGCTGTCGGGTCGAGCAACCTGCCGACTACTAACGGAGGACAAATGAAACTAATCAGAGCTTACTATTATAGTGGGTTACCCGTATTAAAAGTTGGCCTGAAAAATCAAGCCAACTTCGTCGTGACCAAAGACAAGGTTCTTTGGTCATCATCCACAGAGGCCTTTTGGGAAATCCTTGCGGAGAAGGGCAAAAAGTACCTGCCAGAGGATGTTGTAAGGCTTTCGATGGCCCCCCCTCTAGGTGACATGACTCGAAACCTAGAAGAGTGGCAGCCCGTGCTCTTTCCAGGGCAAACCCCTCCCAAATGGTTTGACTCCACCTTACCCCGTGTCAAGGAGGCCCTCAAGGAATGGGCTAAAAGAAAGATAATTAAGAAGAAGCGGTGGTTAAAAGACCGCCAGCAAGCTTTCGTGGTAAGCGGCAACGTCTACGCGAGGGACTCAGTCCACCTGAAAGTCATCGATGGGATAGTAAGAACCACAGGTCTGGCGACTGTCGAGGCTGAAGGTGGGGAAATCTTCGCCTATGGCCGAACTCTGGTCTTTGCCTATGGTCACGCCAGAGTAAGGGCATTTGACTTTGCAAGGGTTTGGGCGTGGGGCCCGGTGGAGGTTGTCTGTAGTCAATACGCCTTTGCGGTTGTTAACGACGACACAAGGGCATGGGCCAAGGATGATGCTGTCATCCTTAAAAGGCAGACCATAAATGGGAAGGAGGATGAATGAGGCCTATCCTAGCATTCAATCTTGAGGACTGGTCGAGCCCTATCAGGCTGCCAGTTCTAGCATCCCCTAAACTCGATGGGTTTAGGGTCCTAATAACGGGTCAAGGAGCGATGACTAGGTTCCTTAACCCACTGCCGAACCTCTTCGTTCGGCGACAGCTAGAGGGGTTGCCACCCGGACTAGATGGTGAGCTTATGGGCAGCGGCTCTTTTTATGAGGCCGCTTCGGCTTTCAAAAAGCTAAAGGGTGAACCAAGCTTCACCTTCTTCGTCTTTGATTATGTTAAAGGGTGGGAGGATTTACAAAAGCCTTACAGGCTCCGCCTGCAGGACTTGAATGAGTTAGAGCTACCTAGCTTTTGCAAAATCCTCCCACAAAGGTTCTGTCACACAATAAAAGACCTTCAAGAAGCAATGGAAACCTTTGTAGCTCAAGGACATGAGGGGGTCTGCTTCCGATTCGTGGACTCCCCTTACAAATTCGGTCGGAGCACCTTGAAGGAAGGATACCTTATCAAATATAAGCCTTTCGTAGAGGCAAAAGCAGAAGTCTTGGACGCATTCCCTTTGATGCATAACCTAAACCCGAAAGAGGTAAATGCTTTAGGACTGACTGAACGCTCTTCCAGTCGGTGTAACCTAGTGCAGGACGAAACCCTCCTTGGTTCCCTCCTAGTCCGCACAGCTGGGTTCAGTCAGCCCTTCTTTATTGGTTCTGGATTCTCTATGTCCATGAGGGCTAGGTTGATGAAAGAACACAAGGCGGGACGGCTGATAGGTTCCACAGTCCCGTTCAAGTACATGGAGTACGGATGCAAAGATGCTCCTCGGCATCCAGTATTCCTAGAGCAAGAATATGAGGAGCAAAAAGGAGAGCGCATACTATGATAGTGGAGTTCGATGTGGATGTATTCTGCAGCTCATGTGGTGCTGAGCTGGTAGTGGCCTTCACCAAAGGTCGTCCATCTGCAATAGAGGTGGACATTTGTCCTAACTGTCTGAATGAAGCAAAAAAAGAGGCAAAGGAAGAAGCAAAGGAAGAAATCGAGTAGAAAGGAGCTAAAGATGAACCTTACAATAGCTGCAAGGCAGTGGGCCACAAGGCCCGCAGATGAAAGGTTCTCTAACCTGTCTGGACTCAAGGCTGCGGTGGAGTTTAGGCGGTTAGGGTCCCAGTCGGTTAGTACTAGCCTACGCAAGGTTAGTGCCAGAGTCTATGAAGGGGGCATGCTTATAAATTCGGGGTTACCTGCTAGTTTCCCCTCAAACTGGGCCTTCGGCCAACTGTGTGCTCGGTTGGGGGTGCCTGCAGGCTACTTACGAACCCTTCCTACAGAGATGGTAGTAGACCTACTTAACTATCACCTCAAGGAAAGTCAAGAGTCTGCTGCCTTTTTAGTCTATAAAGAGGCAGGCGTCAGCCAACTGCGAGCCGTGACGTCCACATCCTATGGAAGGATTTGGGACTCACAAGTTGTAGGTGCAGCAGAGAGGTTAGTTGACCTCTCAAATGGAAAGTTCCACAACCCTAAAGAGTGGAGTGGTCGTCCATCGGGGCTTTATGCTTCGGATAGGGATGTCTTTATCTTCCTTATTGATGGTGGCTCCATTGTGGATGGCGGCACCGACCGAGACCAGATGTATCGAGGAGTCATTATGTGGAACTCAGAGGTAGGTTCAGCTACCTTTGGCCTCATGACCTTCCTGTTTCGCTGGGTGTGTGGAAATCATATAATCTGGGGGGCCTCAAATGTAAATAGCCTCCTGATTCGTCACACTGGAGGGGCACCTGAAAGATTCTCCTCTAATGTGTGGCCTACCCTCCAAAACTACCTTCAGCAAAGTACAAGCGAAGAAGAAAGCAAGATAAAGAAGCTCCAAAACCGTTTGCTCCCAATGAAGGAGAAATATATCATCGAGGCCTATCAGCCTCGTTTCACTAAGAGCGAGCTGGAGTCCGCTATTGGGTATGCTAAGAGGGAGGAAGGAGATTGCCGCACGGTTTGGCAGCTAATAAACGGCCTGACCGCAACAGCTAGGGACCTACCTTATACTGACCAAAGGGTGAACCTTGAGCGTAGAGTAGGTCAGTTGATTGAGGTGTCCTAAATCTAAAGGAGACTCCCAATGAACCCTGATATGGCCGATGGGTGCAAAGGCATCAAACAGTTGGAGCGGATATTAGCTCGCCCAACCGATTTATTGACCAATAATCTTCACGAGGCGTGGACGAACCTCGTCCGCGCCTACAACTGCGCAAAGAATAATCGCCAAACCGATATTGCTAACAAGATTGCCTATGCAATAGCCGATGCGTTGGTGTGTCTGGAGCATGCACGGGCGATGAGTTCGGTCAAAACGTATGGAGGCTCAGGTGAAAGCTCTTGAACGCCTCAGACTCCGCGACAACCTTGCCTGTATGCTCAAACCATACTTTCAAGATTTCTACCGTTCCAATGACTCCAAGTATATTTCCGAAGCGGCTGACGCCATAGTTAGGTGCTTCGAGAAAAGCTTGGTCTGTACACCAAAAACCAAAAGCAAAACAAAGGAGACCTATGATACACAGAGTCCTACTAATGGGTGAACCGGGGTCGGGGAAAACTACCTCGGTTGGCGAAACCTATCCTGAGCCAGTCCTCTTCCTCAATTTTGATAGAGGTGGCCTCGAAGCTATCACCAAGAGACAAGTAACTCATATCACCCCGTCCGAGCTGGTGGAAATTTGTGAAGGAAAAAGGGAAGCCAAGGGTGTTATGGTTAGAGACTACCTAACCTCACGTAACTCTGTTTCCCTCACCCTTTACCGCGAACCCGACGGGTCGGTGTGCTCGCAGTTTTTGGTGGACGTGAACACCGTGCTGAAAAACAATCCATTCGCCACGATTTGTATAGATTCTTATACAAGGATGGATGAAGCAATAATGGACTTCGTGCTTTCCGCTCAAGGGAAAAAGTTCCCTGAAATCCAACATTACAAGTTCGAGCAGGACAAGAAGCACGAGCTCCTTACTACGTTGCTTGCCAATGTAGAGCGAATGAAGGGGTTGAAAGCCTTTGTCGTAATTGCTCACGTTGAAGCTACTAAGATAGAAGGTCTTGGTGAATTGCGCATTGTTCCCGCAGGGACAGGACGCGCTTACCAAGAGCATGTGGCGGGCTTGTTTAGCCATGTCCTTTATGCTACAACCGAACCCGGAGTAAATGGGCAGCGGTTTGTAGTGTGGACACAGCCACGCAACTACGTTAAAGGCCTAAAGATGAGAGGCTACAAAAAGCCTCCCGTTGTGGAGAATACCTACGAATCCATCTTTGGTGGAGCCTCCTAATGCCCCGACCAGCTCCAAACTATGTTCAAGAGCAACCTAACGGCTGTTGGGTCTGGGCAGGCCCAAAGGACCCTTACGGCAAACCTATAACTTCAGTTAGGGGGAAGGTTCATCGCGTTCAATACCTTTACTTCGAACGCTTTTATGGTAGGCCAGCTAAGAAAATTGCCTGCTCCTGCAACACACCTAACTGCGTGAATCCTGAACACCTTGTAGATGCTTGGAAGGAAAAAGAAAACAAGGCGAAGATGTTAACCTTGCAGGAGATTGAAGAAAAGCTTCAGCAATTGGAGCTGATTATTGACAACCTAGAAGGGTCACCCGACCAACTTCTGTTTGTCAAACAGAAGGAAGTGTTGTTAAAAGAAAAGGAGAGGTATGGACAAACCAATACAGGTTCGACTGCCGATGGGGATGCTGGAAGCGTTCAAAGCAATCCCCAAGTATAGCTACCACGGTGCGGTGAGTGACTTCATCCGAAGCGCACTGCGCCAAGAGATAGAACAATACAAAAAGGAGAGTGCACATGCACAAGAGGTTGGAAGAACTAATGCGCCAATGGTCAATGAAAGGACCGTTGGAAATGAACCAAGCCGAGTTGCTAGAGCTCAGGCAACTACTAGAGCAAAACCGTCGCATAGACGGAGGCTCAAAGACAAAGGCCGCAAAAAAGAAAAAGGCGAAGATAGACAAACTTCTTGAGGAGTTGTCTAAAGGAATGAAATGAAGCCTTTAGTATTAGACAATTCCAAGCTGTCTGTCGCAAGGCAATGCCTGCGCAAGTATCACTTTAGGCATGTAAGGAACCTTACAACAGCCTTAAAGGAAGGCCCCCTTAATGCAGGGCAAGCCATTCATGCTGCCATTGCAGCCTATTCAAAAGGTGCCAGCATAGAACATTGTTTGGACGTGGCCTTGAGTTCTTACAAACCTCAAGAGTGGAACGAGAAGGAATGGAGAACACCAGACCGATTGGTGGAGCTTCTTCATCAGTACCTTCCGTTAATCAAGCGAGAGGAAATTGCTGAAGACAGCAAGGGGGAAAAGTTGGTGGAGGTTAGCTTTGCCTTTCCTTTGAAAATCTCGGAGGAAGCAAAAGAGAACCTCACCAAGTGTGGCTTCTCAGAGGTCATCTATGCAGGGAAGATTGACGCCATTAAGAGGGTTAATGGCCTCCTCCATATTGTTGACTATAAGACGGTTTCGCGTCTTGCTGGAGACAAGCGGAAAGGGGAAGCCAAATACATCCCCAGTTGGTACTATGACCAATACAGGCTCCACTTGGCAACCATGGGTTACCTTTATGGAGCTTCTCTTTGGTTAGAAGAACCCGTCTACGGGGTTTGTATTGAAGGTATTGGGTGGGATGCTTATGGCTCCTTTGCCTTCAGTAATTCCACGTTTGTCTATCCGGAAAGTCTCTTAGACGAATGGCTAACCTCCACAACCAACTTCATCGAGAACCTCATAAAATTGACCGCAGAAAACAAGGTTCAAGCTATCTTTAACTCGGATGCTTGCTTTTCTTTTGGTCGGCGTTGCCCATTCTATGAGCTTTGCCGTTCTGGTGAAGGAGCGTGGGAAGAAATATCCAAGATGTTTGTGGTAGAGGAATGGTCTCCTCTACTGGAGGAAGAAGCAACAGAAACCTGAGCACAAAGTGCTCGCAACCGCCCACAAGGGCAAGGAGAAACAAATGGCAGAAATCAACCTAGAGGTTGGTAAGGATGCATGGGAAAGTCAGTTCGTCCCATTAACAGGGAGGTTCCAAGGTAGGTATGTTTCCTACGAACAAGGAATCTCGCAATCGGGGAAACCCAAAATAACCTTCCTTATTGACATCATTGCACCCGAAACGGTGCAGTTTGAAGGTAAGGAGGTTCGAGTAGCCGGACGGCAGAAGATTCGTGATATCCTCAGCTTGTCTGAGGCGGCATCATTTAACCTTCGCCAACGGCTTCAAGTAGTTGGGGTTCCTCATCGTGTTGAGCCGTTAGGTGGTGACCGCTTCAAGGTTAGCTTTGACCCAGACCATTTCATTGGGCGGGAGGCTATCTTTGAGCTTTCACAGGAGGAAGATAAACTAACTGGAAAGACCTTTTCTCGCGTAGAAAAGGTTTTGCCAGTAACCTAAAAAGTTGAGCTTAAGGGGAGTCCTGTTAAAGCCACGTGACTGCAGGGTAAAACAGTATCCCACCACCAGAGGGTGCCCCTTAAGCTCATTCCTTAACCACGGAGGTTTGATGAAAGATTCCTACGAGAAACTTTTAGTTAAGCTTGACAGGGGCACAAGCGTTTCGCCTCTTATCTTGCGCCTTATAGAGGCAGCAGAACGAAAAGATGTAATTAGAGTTATCCAAGGCTGCACCAACATACAAGGCGAGCTTATCATGACCCTAACACTGGAGTTTTTCCATGAAGATACCACTAAATCAAGTTAAAATTACCAATCGTTTTAGGAGAGATTTAGGCGAAATTCAAGAGTTAGCCCAAAGCTTGAAAAAGTACGGGCAGATTCAACCAATTATCCTTGATTCAGACCAAAACTTAATTGCAGGAGAACGTCGCTTTCGTGCGGCTCAAATGTTAGGTTGGGAAGAAATCAGTTTCCAATACCGTGATGACCTAGATGAACTTTCTAAGAGGGAGCTTGAACTAGAAGAAAATGTCTGCCGAAAAGACTTCACCGATAAAGAAAAAGTCGAAGCGGTCTTGGAAATTCATCGGCTTAAAACAAAGAAGTATGGTGAGTCTAGTACCTCTGGTGGTGGTTGGACATTAGCGGACACAGCTAAAAGCCTCAACATCAGTGCAGGATATGTAAGTCAAATCCTGACCGTAGCCGAAGGTTTAGAAAGACATCCTGGGCCTGTGAAAGAGGCACTTGAGAAGTCAGGTATTTATGCGGCCTATAAAGAAACGCGTAGGCAACAAATTGCATCCGTTGACTCTGTGTTGGTGAAGTTAAAGGAAACCAGGCCCACCTTAGATGAAGCTAAATTGGTGGAGTATGTTAACCAACATTTCTTGTTAGGGGATTGTTTGACCTTAATTAAATCCTTCCCCGAAGGAATGTTTCACTTCATCCACACTGACTCCCCTTACGGTATTGAATTGCGAAAGCAGAGGGATAATAAAGAGGCAGGTAACTTTGCGTCTGAAACTTATAAGGATGATGACCCTGAAGAGTTCCGTTCTATATGGACTGCGCTGGGTCCAGAATTGTATCGGGTGGCGACTAAAGACTCTTACGCCTTGCTTTGGTGTGCATATCCTATGATACAATTCCTAATTGACGTTATGTCCAAGGCAGGATGGAAATATAGGAATCCTCCCTTTACTTGGGTCAAAATAAATAGTCCTTGGTCTTGCATGCAACCCGGCAGACAGTTTGCTTCTGCAACTGATTGCGCCTTACTGTTTGCTAAAGGTGACCCTTACATGTTTAAGCAAGGACAGCCAAATTACTTCCTCCATCCCTCAATGAAAAGGGAGGAGGTTACTCACACCCTTGAACGCCCCAGAGCAATCTATGATTACCTTCACCCTATCTTCACTGTACCAGGGATGAACATCCTTGACCCGTTTGCCGGGTCGGCCTCCTGTCTCCGAGCTGCCTATAGGCAGGGACTGAACCCTTACGGCTTTGAAAAGGATGAAATATACTACAACCGAGCTAAACTGAAGTGGATTGAGGAGATGAAAAATGAACCGACTAGTACCAAATAAGATGCCGTTGGTCACAACCTCAGGGCGAAAGATTGCCATTGTAGGAGAGGCTCCAGGGGCTGAGGAAGAACAACTGGGAGTGCCCTTTGTTGGGGCTTCAGGCAACCTACTCGACCGCCAACTGCAGAAAGTGGGGGTATTAAGGAGTGCCTGCTACATAGGAAACGTCTTTCAGTACCGCCCGCCGGGGAATAAAATTGAATTGGTTGATAGAAATGACCCTAAATGGGTGGAGGGGGTGGAGACTTTGAGGAGGGAGCTTACCGAGTTTCAACCAACAGTTATCTTTGCTTTGGGCGGAACTGCCCTCGAAGTTTTGACCGGGAAAACCTCCATCACCAAGTGGAGGGGCTCTTGCCTACCTTGCACTTTGGTTCCGGGTTTGAAAGTACTACCTTCGCTTCATCCAGCCTATGTATTGAGAAATTACGGGGAGCTTCCTATACTTAACTTTGATTGTCAAAGGTTGCTAGAAGAAAGTTACTCAAAAGAGATTCCCAAAATAGAGCGAAACCTAATAATACGGCCTTCTTTAAAGACCGTTTTGGAATATCTTGAAAGTTGCAAGGATGCAAACCGACTGGCTATTGACTTTGAGACTACTAAAGGTAATGCCGCACCTATTTGTCTAGGCTTCGCAAAGTCAGAATTTGAGGCTTTGTGTATTCCGTTCGGCCCTAAGTATTGGGCTGCACACGAAGAGGACTTGATATGGCAAGCCATTGATAAATTGGTAAGGTCCCCTGTCCGCAAAGTCTTCCACAACGCCCTGTTTGATTGTGGAGTGTTTATTTATTGGTGCCATATCTTGCCAGCAAATGTCTGGATGGACACTATGATAGCTCACCATGCTTGCTATCCTGAGTTGCCAAAAAGCCTCGCCTTTTTAACAAGCATCTACACCAAGCAGCCTTACTACAAAGGGATGCATAAAGAATCAGGCAATGAGGATGAAAAGAGTTGGTCAGACAAGGTCTCCGAGGAGCTCCTTTGGCAATATAACTGTTTAGATTGCTGTGTAACCTACGAAATCTCCAAAGCACTTGAGCTTAACCTTGCCTCTTGTAAGGCAGGAGGAGGATACAAGCTTGATATGGAAGGGCTAAGTGTTGCCCTATATATGATGCTGAAGGGGATTAAGGTAGATGAAGCAAAAAGAATCGAAGCCTATAACAAACTTGCAGAGGAGGTTGAGATTTCCAACCACCTTCTGAAAGACATATATGGCTACGAAATCAATGTTAAATCCCCAGCTCAGTTAAAGGAGCTACTTTATGAGGAGCTAAAACTTCCTCCTGTTTATAATAAAGAAGGCAAACTGACCGCCAACGCGGACGCTTTGCTGGAGCTGGCCTTGAAAACAGGAGACCCCAACCTGCGAGTCATCCTTAAAACAGTGCAGCTTCGAACCAAGCTGTCGTTTTTCGATTCCTCATCTCTAAACTTAAAGGATGGCCGCATCCACGCCAGCTTCAATGTAGCAGGAACAGAGACAGGAAGGTGGTCGTCCTCTTCATCTTTCCTTGGCGGTCGAGGTATAATGAATGTACCTGAAGACTGTAGGAAGATTTATGTTGCCGACCCTGGAAAAATTCTGGTTGGGTGGGACAAAGCACAGGCTGAAGCAAGGGTTGTAGCCTACAAGTCGGCCCTTACCACAGGAGACACATCTTACCAACAACTAGTAGAAAGCGGTGAGAAAGTACATGTATGGTTCGGTCGTCAGCTTTGCCATGATGGAGTCTTTAAATGTGCTCCGGAGGAAGTTAAGCCCGGCACTCCGGAATACTTTATAGCTAAGGTCGGCGTTCATGCCTTTTCCTACGGCATGGGGCCGATGAGATTTTGCAAGGTTGTCAGTAAAGAAACCGATGGGCAGGTAAATATCTCGCTGGCTCAAGCAAGGGCAATCAAAGATTCGTTGTATTCGTCTTTGAAGGCTCTACCTAAATGGCAAGCTGCCATACGTGAACATCTGGCCAACTCAAGGGTTATGTTCAATGCTTTTGGTCGGAGCAGGGTGTTCTTTGCAAGGTGGGGAGATGAACTCTTTGGGGAGGCTTATGCTTTTGAACCACAAAGTACCGTGGCTGACGATGTTGCTCAAAGTATCCTTCGTTGTTTCAATATGATTGATGGATTGGAGGTGCTGCAACAAAACTATGACTCCCTTTTAGCACAATGTAATGAGGGAGAAGAAAAAGAGATAATAGAAAAAATGAGGCCATTAGTGACCGAACCGATTAAGTTGTATGACTTCACCTATGAACGGTCATTGGAGTTCCGAATCCCCGTTGTTTTCAAGGTTGGTTACAATTGGGGCGAAATGGAAGAGCTAGCTTAACCGTTTTAGAATCTAAAGAGGTGGACTATGCCAAACTTCCTTGAAGATTACAAAACCTACACAGAGCCACTTGAGTCACCTGAAATCTTTCAGGTTTGGTGTGCACTTGTAGCTCTCTCCGCAGCAGCCCAAAGAAAGGTCTGGTTAGATTACGACGGGCTTTTCCAAGTCTCCCCTAACATCTATGTTTGTTTAGTCTCTCCTCCGGGGATGTGCTCAAAGGATACGGCAATGAACAAGGTTAGAGACCTCCTCGACCCTATATCGACCATCAAAACCAAGAGTGACTCCATTACAAAGGAGAAAATTTTTGCCTACATGAGTGAGATAACCACTCAGTTTCCACTGGAAAACCACAAGTTAAGGGCCATTGTACATAGTTCGCTTACCATATTTGCATCCGAAATGTCCATGCTGCTAAAACATGGAGATAGGGATTTTGTAAGCGCATTGAACAACCTATACAACACTCAACCAACCTTCCGTCACAGTACCAAGCACAACTCGGAGTCAATAGTGATAAAGCCTTATCTGACAATCTTGGCAGGCACCACGCCTGATTGGATGAGGGTAAATATTCAAGAGGACTTTCTTGAAGGAGGATTGAGTTCCCGCCTTGTGCCTGTTTTCAGTGACACACCGAAACCACCCAATCCAAGGCCACAAGTTTCACCTGAAGGGAGGGCCGCTCTGGGCAGGCTAGTATCACGGCTTGAAACTATTACTCAAATAGGTGGGGAGTTTCGCATAACCGAAGACACTTGGCCTTACTACTCCGCTTGGTACAAAGACCACCACTCAAAGACACCAAAGAACCCCATTCTGGGTCCTTACTGGTGGAGAAAGCGGACCCATCTGCTCAAGCTGAGTATGTTAGTTAGTTTGGCTTCAAGGGATGACTTGTTGATAAAGAGAGAGGATATTGACCAAGCGTTGGCCATTTTGGAGCTGACCGAGCCTGTCATTGAAAGAGCTTATCAAGGAGTGGGCCGCAACCTTCTGAGCTCAATGGCGCAGAATGTACTTGACCAGATAATTCGTGCAGGGAAGATTAAACTGTCCGAACTTTATGAGCTAAACTACCATCAAATCAATGACAAGGAGCTAAAAGAAATACTTCAGGTCCTGACAAATATGGGCAAGGTAAGGTTGGAGATTGCCGGAAGCGAGCCACTTGTAGTCTCTAAGGTGCTTCGTCTGAAAGGTTAAGGTCCAAATACTTCATCCTATTGGCCTTTTGCACACCCATTAGGAGACGTAAGGATTCAGGCGTGCGGCGTTTTTCAAACCCTGAAATAATTTCTGCAGGAGCAATTCGGTACTCTATTAATCTGTCTTTAAGCTCCATCATACGCCCTATGTTTTTGTCTTCAAGCGCATCAAGGTAAAGGTCCATTATCTTTTGCTTGTTTTTCCTGAAAATAAGCTCCTCCTCCCGTAAGTATCGCTTCTTTGCCTCTGCAGTTGTCAAAGTAACCGGTTGAGCACCTATGGCAAGGAGTAGTTTCTCAAACCGGTTTGGGGTGTAGGTCATTTGGTTGCGTTTGTTTGTAATGTGTCCTTTTGTAATGGACTCAACCAACTTTGCCCAAGCATTGGTCAGGGGAGAGAGACTTGAAAGCCAATTGATGAATTCGGACCTCTTTATTTCTTGTCCGTTAATTTTGGGAGCCAAGATGTCCGTATATAGCTTTGCTACATCACCCAGAAAAGGACCCAAAAGCTCTTGGGTTGATTTTGGCAACTGAGGCGCCAAAGCTGCAGAGACATCCAAACCAAACGCCCCCAAGACGCCACGGCTTAAAGGCTCCTTTGCCATTTCTTTTTCGGCTTCACGGAAAAATCCAAGAGAGCCCAAAACAGGTACGCTCTTCAAAAAGACCGTAAGGGCAGCAGGCCCGCCTAGCATCAAGAATTGAGCCAACCAAGCCATCCTCTGTTTGTTATTGAAGGATGCCAAAAGCTCCATCTGTCCAATTAGCGCACTCTTGAACTGTAGGGTCAGCCTTGCTGCTGGGGAATAGAACGAATGCGGTAAGGCTGCTACATCATAAACAAATTGGGTTGCTCTGGTTGCTTTTCGTGCCCACCTCAAAGCGTCATCCCCTGCCAACCCCGACCTTACAGCCATCAAGTAATGTCCTGCAAAGCTCTCTTTTCGGTTGGGGATTTCTATCCTTGTAAAAAGGCCAAGAGGACTCCAAAAACTTGCACTTAATGGGCCCTCAGTTGCAAAGGTATGGTGCACCCCTAGCATGTCTTTGTTTTCGTGCCAAATTTTTTCAAACTCAGGAGTTTTGGAAAACTTGAGCACCTCTCTGTAAAGTTGGAGTCCTTTCCCTATCCCTTCTTTGGAGAAACTGGAAAGGTTGTTCATCACCCCAAACGCCCTGTTGACTAGCACGGTCACCGGACGATAGCCCAGCTTAATTAAGCTCATCCCATTGCGGATTCCACTTAAGGTGCGGGAATAAAGCATAGGCTCGGTATCGAATCCCGCCCGCGCAAGGAGAGAATCTACCAAAATATCCCCTGTTCCCTTTTTGCCAGAAGCTATGTTCAGGAATCTTTCATAAGCGGGCCGCTCACTGTCGGGCAAATCCTGCATTGCCTTCCACGCTTTTTTCAAAGGAGCATCTAAGTATAGGTATTTATTAACCTGCCTCGAATAAAACGGAAGGAGTTCTCTAAGGTTATCTTCACCCTTCAATATGCCTTTTCGGTGTTTGAGGAAACCGGGACTCATCCCTTTTGCTTTATATTGAACCTTAACACCAGCCCTTTTAATTCCAGCATAAATTTCTTTGAGGTCAGCGTCACTTTTCTCGGCTATCTTTTGAGCCATCCAAGCGGTTGCAGTTGTCGTCTTGGGGTCAAACTCATTGGTTATTGTGATGTTTTCAGGAGGAATGTTGGGATGCTCCCTCAAGAACTTGTCGGCTTTTGCTACCGCTTCCCTGACGTTTCTTCCTATCCCAACCCGCACTACGAAGGGGCCAAACTCTTGAAGGTCCAAAACTTCAAGGCGATATGTACCTATCTCTTGTTGAATCATGTAGTCATCGAGCCCCCAAGAGATTGCATCATTTATGTCCAACTCAGCTTCTTGCAAAGCCTGTAGCTGTTCTTGAGACCAATCTTTTCGGTTTTTTATTTCCTCTAAGCTCACCCCCTCATAAAGGTCTTTGACCGCTTTCTTCATGTCCGGGTTACTGAAACGCTCGAAGATATCGTTTATCTTTTTGTTGGAGACGTCGTACCGAACCTTTTCAAGATAGGTCTTTATAGCCAGCGACGGTTTGTAAAGGGGTGAGTCTGGACTTATTGTTGTTTTCTCTTTCAAGCTCTTGGACAACTGAATCACTTGTTCATCACTTAAACCCTCCAAGATATCTTCAAACATTAATTTATCGGTTTCTGACCTCGCAATAGCCTTAAACCTTCCCTCCAAAACATCCACCACAGGTCGTTCAACTGCTGTGCCCTTCCAAGCTGTTTCAGCAAAGTTGAACCAAACACGGAAGGGAAGGGTAGTCCCTTTGTCCCTTACAATTTTGACCCTAGCTAGTCTTTCTTTTAGGTCTGCTTCAGAGGGCATTGAGTAAAGTTTGTTGCCAAACAGAATCCCATTTGCGGGTGTATTAAAATCCTTTTGGGACATCCTCAATGTATTTTCAAATGTGGGCAGGTTTTGCTCAAAACTCCTAACAAAGGATTCAAAAAGGGTGTCGCTTATATCTTCGCGGAAGCCTAAAACCTCCTTCACCGCTTGTATAAAATGACGAAAAAGACTTGCAGGCTTGGAGTCTGTAAGCCTTCCCGAATCCTTGACCCCTAAAGCAAAGGCCTGGGCTTCTTTGTCTGTCATCATTCCTGAAATGTATTCCTCCGGTGACAAAAGCCAGTAAGGTAAGTTTCCCTTGTTTTCCTTTCTCCAAGCGTCTTTTGCCACCTCGTGCTGCCTATCTATTTCGGAAGCGAATCTGGCCTCTTTGGTATCTATTGATGCCAAACTGTCTGAGTAACCTTTCGTATAGGCTCTTGATGAAATATAGTGTACAACCTCGTGGAGTATTGTTTCTGGTATTTTTGAGTGGATATTATCTAGGTAGGCCACAGCTTTGTGGGATGAGATGTCATAAGAGCCAAGGCTAAGTCTGAGAAAACCGAGGCCCTCGAAGCCTTTGCCCTTCATGCTTGCAAAAGGCTCCAATTTTACACTCACGTTTCCATGTCCTGCATTAATCAGGGCGCGCAGGAGTGTTCGGTAAGGTTGGTCCACCACTGCGTTGGCTTCGTTAAGGTCAAGCAAGGTCAACTCGGTTTTGCCACGAAAACGAGGGAAATAGTGGTCAAAACTTGCCCTTAATTCTTTGGTATAAGCGTCTAGGATGGGTTTCATCCTTTCGCGTACTTCCTGAAGGATGGGTTCAATCTCTTTTGCCTTGTCTTTTAGTGCAGGTTCGGACTCAGCCTCCGAGACAATCCGAGCCATCCGCCCCAAAGAATCTTTAAAGGATTCCCTCGGTAACCCCAACGACACAGCGGAATCTTCCACAAATTTCTTGAAGTCATCGGTAAGCCTGTCCGCGACAAAGAATGAATCAGAGGCATGAGGGAGGTCTTCAGGAATGACCTTGTCTTTTGAGGTTAGGAGGTCTTTTCCTTTAGGAAAGTTGTGGAAGGGATTCACTGCCTTCAAAAATTCAACCAAATCACCTTCAGCACTGGTTTGATGGAATTCTGTTCCTCTCATTCTAACCTTGAGCACCCCGGTCATATCATGCATCAAGGGGACATGAGTTTTATTTTTGGCGTATTCAGGAAAGAGGCTGCTGTATTTTCTAGAGACCAGCCTCCAAATGTCCTCCCACCTGTCGTCTTTGCTTTTATCGCTGCCTAGTCGCTTGCCTTCTTTCCCTTTCGGACCGAAGAGGATTGTTTTGGCTTCTTCCAGAAATTGATTAGCTAGGGGTTTGTCAGGAGCATTTCTAACGGAGTCCTTGACCACCTTTAACATTGTTTCTAGATTAGCCTGCTCCAAATCACTTAAGGCCCTTATGTTGGAACGTTGGGTCTTTTTTAATGCTTCGGCCAGACGTTTTTCTTCCTCGGTAAGGGGAATCTTTCCTGTTTCGGTTGCGGACTTTTCCTCAAGTATCTCAGTCAGCCTCAAAATCTTTTTCTCGTCAGCCAGGTTGGGGTCATTCAAAATGGCAAAAGCTTCATCTCTCTTGGATGAAAAGGCTTCAAGCTTCTTTGACCATTTTTTGGCTAGGGCTGTATCTCCAACCTTTTCGCTTTCCTCAACAATTTCTCTAATTGTGCCCAACTTTTTCTCAATCTGGTTGAATAAATCCTGAGCCTGCTTTGAGATAACAGGCTTTTTAGTTTCTAAATCGCCTTTCTCAAGTTTTTTTTTCGTCCCTTTGGCCAAGAGCTTCTCCAAGCGTTTGACTTTATCCTCTACACCCAACTCCTCGTTTTCGACGATAGCTTGGGCTTCTTTTTGTTTCTTTAAGGCAGCTTTGTACTGACTCACCAGACCTTTCAAGGTTTCTGCATCTGGTTTGGGTTTCTTTCTTTCTGCCTCAATCAAACTCAAAGTGGAATCTGCTTCGGCTCTGAATTGCCCCAGCAAGTTTTGCAGATTGGAATCTTCATCAAAGGAAATCTCTATCTCTTTTACCTCAGCTTTGCTTTCTTCTTTTTTCTTTTGTCTGGAGTTTCTCTCCTTAAGCTTTTTAATCCTATCTAGCTCCTTTAGTCTCTTGTTCTCTTCCCTTAAAGCTTCCAGCTCTTTTCGCTGTCTTTCCCTGTGCAAGGCCAATTGAAGGTAAGCTTCTTTTGCTTCAGGAGATAGTTTGTCAAAAGGAACTTTTTTAGACCAAGGGGTCTGGTTGTAGGCATGTAAAGCCTTGGCTTGCTCCTCGGAGGTCCAACCAGCCACCTGCCGTCTTTTGGCTGGAACCTTCCCTTCTTCAGGGTTTTTTTCAGGCAGCGGCCTCTTAATGGTTATTCCTTTAGTCTGAGGTTTCTTCTCCTTTTTAAAGTACCAAGTGTCGGTGTCTTTATCCCAAACATATCCCAAGCTTTCCGCTTTGGCCCCAATAACATCTATAATGTCATCATCGTTGGGCATCCCAGACTCCACCAACTCTTTCACACTAAGCGGTTTTTTCTCATTAATCAGCTTTATTGCTTTTTCGTACCAATTGAGTTTGGGTTCGGGAGTTGCTGGGGATGGAGGTTTCGAAGGTGGGGATGGAGGTTCTGAGGGTGGAGAAGGAGGCTCCGAAGGTGGGGATGGAGGTTCTGGGGGAGGTGGTGGAGGTTTCGGGGATGGTTTGGGTTTTAGATGGTCAACAAAAGGAAATTCCTCTTGGCCAGCCAGCCCAAAGGGGAACTCTGCTTGATGTGGAATCCTTTGGCTTCGACGAATCTTTTTCGCTGGCTGGAAGAGGTTTGGTTCATTAACCTCAAGAGTAGGGGGCGGAGGTGGAGAGGATGGAGGAATATTGAAAGGCAACAATCCTTGAAGCAATGGCTTACCACCTATGTAGGTAACGGTTTCAAAGGTAGGTTCGGGCCGAGGAAACAGGTTAAATTCCAATTGAGCAGGTGAGTCCCCAGCGGAGGCTTCGGCCTGCAGAGCAACAGGACGAGTTTCCCCCACAGGAGCTTTAGTAGGTTGCCTCCGCTGGGGTACAATGGCTCCTCCCAGATTCATCGCCGCTTGGGCAAATTGTCTTGGATTTCCAAATATTTGATTTAGTGCAGCCTCTTTCAGCATGTCTAGGGGGTCTATAGGTTGACCAGAAACCAAACTATGGCCTAAACTTGAACCCGCACCCAAAGAGGCCAGCGCGGCTTGATTTTTTACAATGTTGGCAGCCTCTTCAGGGATTGCCGTCCCCCTAACTAAGGCGCCTCCAACCTGTTTAACTGCTGAAGGCAACTTCAAGACATTTCTCAGGTCTAGCCTGAAGAAAGGCAAGCTGGAGGCTATTTGTCCAGCGGTTGTAGCAACAGGGTGGGAGGCAGCATCTTGAGCTAACCTTTGCGTAATTGCCTCGGAGTTAGGTAGTAGGCTCAAAATTTTCTGTTGCGCGGCTTGGCCTGCCGTCTGACCTCCCAAAGCACCTGCTATTGTTCCTAAAAGGCCGCCAATGAAAGGTGCGGCTGGTGCAACAGGGCCTAAAGCAGGTGCTGCCAAGGTTCCAAGCTTGGTTCCCAAAGCCGCGCCTGCACCCATGGTAGGCAAGGAGACCGCCGTTGGGAATAGGTTGGAGGCGAACCCACGACCAAACGCTCCCAAAGCCGAGCTATCCGAATGGGTCTGACCCAAAGCTGCTCTTGCCTCCTGTTCGGCTTGCTCAGGGGTGAGGTCGGTAGGGGAATCTACTCTAATTTTGTGGTTATCTAGCTCTACAAGGTAGGAAGGCATATGACCTCATTCAATTACAGTTACCTTAGCACCACGCGGTGTAACGACCGTGGCTCCTGGTTGAGGAGCGTTTGGCATCATGGCTCTGGTCATGTCTGTATTGGCCGCAAATTGGCGAGCCCTTTGAATGTTCACTAAGGCTTCAGACAAAAACCTGATGCTGTCTAAGTCTCCTGCCCTTTGAGCCTTGGCCAACTCGGCCAGCAATTGCGCTTGTTGGGCTTCTAGTTGTCGGTTGAACTTTTGCATCTCCAACATTAGTTGCAGCAGTTGGGCTTGTTGGTTAAACCTTCCTTGTGCTACTTGTTGAGCTTGGTTTTGTCCACTTAAAATTAACCCAAGGGCTTGAGGAGTTGTTAACCTACTTTCCCTGTTAGCTTGTGCACTTTCTAGGCGAGCAGCATTTTCAGCCTGTTGTTGCTGCAAGGCATATTGTTGTGGTGCGGTTGCGGCCCGCGATAACCTTTGCAGTCGGTTCACAATGGGGCTGTCGAGGAAGTTATTTACGTTATTCCATCCTTCCCCTGGCTTGATGCCAAAAAGTGCACCAAAAAAGTCGGTCGGAGGAGGCTTGGGTTTGTTTGCCTCCATTACTTCTTTTACAAGCCTCTCAAAAGGGGACTCTACAGGCTCATTAATTCTCTTGTATAAATCAAGTATGGCCTGCGTGGCTGCATCCCCTTGATTTCCTACCGAAGGATTAGGCAAGTCCCCTGCAGTTGCTATGTTACCGATAGGGGGAAGGGTCAATGGAATTTGTGACGTTTTGGCTTCCGTCACGGTGGGTGCAAGTGGAGGAGGAGGAGCTAAAGGCTGAGGAGGCTGTAATGGGACAACCTCAAAAGGGAAGCCTATTGTTTTTGACAACCCCTGACCAAAACGCTCTTGGGATTGATTTAGTGCTTGAATCCAATTTTGAAGCCGTGAGCCGGGTGCGGCGTTAGCGGCTAGGTATTCTCCCAAGCTGGTTAGCCAATAAATAGGATTTAAGTCTTGTGGGGAGGGCATTTTCTATCTCCTTAAAAATTGTTCAAACAAGGATGGGTCAAACAATAACCTTCTTGGGGTAGGGGGTAAAGGTGCACCTGCAGGTTTCTGCCCTCCCCCTTTGCCTCCCGCTCCGGGTAAGGCACCCAAGACAGGCTGTAGTATTTGCTGAATCATTCCTAGTGGATTACCTTTAGGTAGCATATTATCTCCTCAGGAAAGACTCAAAAAGCCGAGGGTCAATCAGTAGTGGCCTTTGTGGTATGGGAAGCACAGGAGGAGGCCCACCTTGCTGTCCGCCCCCAAGAAGGCTACTGGCTGCCATCTGACCAAAGGGTCCTTTGACAAAGTTTCCCATCATTTTACCCAGACCAGACAGCAAATTTGTACTTCCTGCTGTCGCCGCTGGCCCGGATGAAGCAAACATACCTGAGCTTAACGAACCGGGGCCAGCCAAAGTAGACAAAGGTGCATTAGATAAGCCAACCGTAGCGGGGTTGAAGGAAGCAAGTGAACTTGCTGGTTGAGCTAGAGACAAGAGTGAGGGAGCCGCTGCTGCCGACCCTCCCAAACCAGACAAGGCACCTGCTGCCGAACCCAAACCTGAGCCAACCGCACCCAAACCTGAACCAACCGTACCCAAGGCCGAGCCCAAACCGGTAAGACCTGAACCTAAAGCTCCCCCTATTGAGGCCAAGGGTCCCAAACTAGCTGTGGCTCCAGCAAGACCTGAACCCAAAGCTCCCAAACCTGCACCCAAGCCTGTTCCTACTGCGCCAGCCGCACCCGCACCTAACGCACCTAAAGCTGGAATAACTGCAGCAAACCAAGGCATTTTATCTTCTCCTTTTATTTATTCATTATGGCATTTATCCAACCTACCCCACCTGTGTTTCGGGTGTTGGATGTTTGTCCTCGAACTGTTTGGAGGATATCTTGAAAGACGTTAAACGGTAACATCTCCATTTGCTGCGTTCCTCCCACAGCAGCAAGTTGCCTGCCTCTTTCGGTATCATACAAGTTCAACAATGTTGGTGCTAGAGTTGCATTTAGGTTTTCTTGTGACCTCCTTATTTGGTCGGCCATCATACCTTGCAAAATAGAGCTTCTCCCTACGGAAGTGAGGCCCGCCGACCGAGCCGCTTCACTTTGTAGGCCAGCAAGATTCTCCTTTAGATTTGTGTTGCTTAGGTTTGTCAATGCCGACGTGTAGTTTTGCACTGCAGGGTCGCTTAGTACATTAAGCCTCCCTCCATACGCGGTTTCGGACATAACCCCTTTTAGCCGCTCAACACTGGAAGGGTCAAGGAACATCTTAGCAAATTGCTTTTGCCGCGCGGCTGGGTCAATCATCCCAAGACCAATATCTTCTATTGGCTGACGAAAAGGTACTGGTAAACTAGGCACAGTTCTGGTACTACTTCCGCCTTTGCCTCCTCCCATTATAGTACCCTCCTATAGCTTTCCACAAAGAAAGAGAAGCCATGCCTTTGCAACCATCTCCTTTTAGCTTTTGTGAAAGTCATATTGGTTGCATAAACTTTCTTGATTCCTCTAGAATCACACCATTCAATCATAACTTCCTCCAGTTCTTTTGTTGGTGCTCCTGCGTCCATCCACATTAACCAGACTAAACATTCCTTTTCCTCATAAAGATTCTCTGTTTGTACAAGGACTAGGAAGCCTTTAGGTTTTCCTTCTTCCTTCGACACAAAGAAGATTCCAAACTCCCTTATGCCAATGTACTTCCTAATGGCCTTCAATACTTTCTCCGGGTGAACTTCCTCTCCTAACAAATCACCCAGCTTTTTTACCCTATCCGCAAGGAAGTCTGCATAAACTTCCAATTCAAGTATGTCTTTTGGCTCAACTACCATGAGCAAAGCCTCCAACAACAGTAAGGTTACCTGCGCTCTCCTTTTCTCTAAAGGTTCCCTTTGCCTCCTGAATTGTATTTGTAGCTTCAGCTATTGTTCTTGAAGAGGAGTCCATATAGATAGAGAGGAAAGTAAACTTAAAAGCGGTTGTGTTGCCTCTGGTACTCCAAGTGTCTGTTTGCCAATTGTAGATGAGTGCTTTGGAGAAGTCGAGGTCAGGCTCGTTACGAGATTTATACACCCACCAAACTTCATTGAAATAAGGGTGTACAAAACTATAAACCGCATTGCTGTTCCTTTTATCAAACTCTCCCCAGAAGGTGCCAATGACACGGTCGAAACCTAAGGCTTTCAAACTACCTGAAAACATATAAAAATCTCTAGAACCTAAAAAGAAGTGGGTGTCGTTAACAGATGCAAGGCTGTAAGGAGCAAAAAGACCTTCATCAGGGACTCTCCTTTCAAAGGAGAAAACGTAAGGAAGGCCAATATAAGACATTTGGTAGATTTGCTTTGTACCATAAACAATAGCAGCATTAGGGCCAAGATTTCTCACACCTGTAATAACACCTAAATCTTGGGGGAAATCAAAATATCCTGCTTCATTGTTGTCACCCGCAGACGGCTCCCAAACAAGGGGGTTGTCTATTTTGGACCACCTAACTCTTTGCCTATACACAGTGTTTGACTCAGTTGTGTAGGCTAAAGTTAAGTGACTAACCAAGTTCTCTACATATCTAGCTGCCTCAGGGATGTGGGAATCGGCCACAGAAGAGAGGTTCTTTAACTCCACACCATCAAAAACTTGAATAGGGTCCACACCATTTACAAGGAACAATTGATTACTTAACTCTGCCGCTTGCCACCTATCCCATTTGGTAGCACTAAAGGGGGTCGTGTTTAGCTGGGTAAACTCGCCTGAACGGGGATAGGAATAAATATGCTTGTTACTTCCTACTAGAAATACCCTAGTTCCATTTTGTAACTCAAAATCGTAGCCAAAGTTAAGGAAATCTTGAGAGGAAAGCATTGAACCCCCTGCGCTGTTTTTCCATTCCTCCCACCCCAAATATTTCATCACCCGGTTTTCGTGGATATGAAACTCATCCAGAACACGAAAAGCGTTGGGAGGAATGTCTCGACCAAGTTGGTCGAGCAAAACCCCTCTCCAAGGGCCTGAAACCTTAAATGGAGTGAACTTAGTAGCCATAGAGGTTAAGTGAGTCCAATCTCATTGTTTTTTGCGGAGTCGGGGATGACCTAATCCTTCCTTGAACAAAGATAGTCATGGATGAGCTTTGTCCCCCATTTAGGTTAATTGACAACGGAATAGATACGGATGTTTTGAAACCTGAGTTGTTTTGGTAAGAGAAGCCTTCTATTAAATAGATTTGAGAGGAATCTTGGAGAACCCTAGCATCGTGCCAAGTTGCACCACCCCCACCTACTTTATCTCCTTCAGCAACAACAACAGCCTCAACACCAATGTAAGTGTAGTTGTTGGCGGGGACAGAAATACTTCCCAGTTCAACAAAAGAGGTGTTGTTGGAAAAAGTTTTGTTGGGTTGTCTTGAAAGGTAATTTATTAAAACACCATTCCCTACTCCTGTAACCACGGTACTGGTTGGAGGATTAACAAGCAGAAAGTTGTTGCCGTTGTAGACAACCAAGGCAGGATAATTTTCAAGCAACATACCGGGGGTGAGGTTGGCTCCTCTTACCTTAATAGCCACAGGCCCTAGTGTGGTAGATGAGGTGACCACAGTTATAGTAGAGGCCCCTGTATTGCTGGCAGAAGGAAGGAACATGAAATAAAAGCCTGTGTCGAAAGAAAGCAAGTTAAAAGGTAGTGTTACTGTATAGTCGTTGCCTATATTAGTAGAAGTACTAAAGGGCCGAATGTGTTTGCCTGTCAAATAATGCTCGGACTGAACCCAATCCTTTAACCCCGCTTTTAGGTCACGAATAACTTGACCTAGAGTGCTTTCAGGGTCGTTGTCGCGGGGGATTAGAGGATTTAAGGAAGCTAAAGCGTCACCGTTGTAGGCCATAAGTTTCTCCTTTAGTCAACATCAATTGGTGCATTGGACATCTTTAACTGGTTGTCGAGTTCTGTAAAGTTAAACAGGGCAATGTTGAAAGCTTCTTGGTTGAAGGGAATTCTCTCCTCTTCGAAGAGGTAGGTATTTGCGACCTTGATGGTCTCCCACAAGAGGAGGTCGTATCCTCGAAGAAGCAAGAAGTCCTCTTCGTCACCACTTGCGTAATCAGGGAGCCAGTGATAGTAGGTGATTTTTATCTCCTTTCCCAACTGTTCGGGATAGGTCCAGAAGGTGGGGGAGGAGGCTCCGGGTGTTATGTAGTATCGGGTTCGGCCAGCTTGGGTCGCCGGCTGATTGCTGGAGGTAGAGAACGTAGTGGCCATAAGCCGCCTACGTTCTCTACCCTCAGTTGTTGCCTCCAACGGAAGATTTATGCCGTTAACCACCACGAAGGCAGCATTATCTCCGTAGAAGGCTTTAAAGTCGGTAGGGAGAACAAAACCAACCCCACTTGTAGAGGGGTAGGTAAATGTCATCTCCTTCCGAGTAAAGGCGAAATCGTGCCCTCGCTGGAGGTTTATCCTTGCCAACTTGATAAACCACGGAATTCGGTCTGTCAGGTTCTTTTTACCTACAAACTTATCCACCATTTCAACAAATTCGCCGTATTTCATTTTACTTCCTTACACTAACGGGGCCAGTCTCATTGGTGCCCCTACCAATGTCATCCTTGATGCCCTCGTTGGTGTGCCAAGTTTGGGCTTCCACTTCACGGATGCCAACTTCACTGAACCCCTGAGCACGTTTATCTTCGGGGTTGGTCTTAGGTACTGTTCCACCTTCGTACTCTTTTGGCATTTTAGTTCTCCTTTTTAGAGTCTAAACTGGTTTAGTCAGCCGCCGCGGTTGTGACGTTCTTCAACAACATATGAGCGTCACCGTGGTTAACTTCCAGTGTAGCCTCGGTTAGGTACATATCCCTCCGAACATCTTCATCGTTGTTTTGAATGTTCTTCAACCGCATCGTATCACGTCCTCGTTTCGGACGGAAACGCAAGCCGGGAAGGTCAATAATCAAAGCATGGTAACGCCATGCAGGGATTTGACTAAACAACGGATGGGTTTTGAAGTACAAGGTCCCATGAGGGCTCTCATAGGCCCGCAGCTTCATCCCATAGGTTTCCTCACCCGGAACCACATTAAACTGGAATCCAGGGACTTTTTGCATCACACCGACAAACACTTGAGCGAAGCCAGAGCCACAAAGAACCAGCTTCTCTTGGCGGTTGTTCAAACACTTACGGAACACTCGTTCACAGTAGGTGTTAACAAGTGAAGGCGTCAATGTGTTTGATGGAGGTGTGATGATATTGTCGGGATGAATGAAGCTAGTAGCTCCACCCATAGTACGCTCAACACGGCCAGTGGTAGAGTTGGTGTATTGCGCCCGAACTCCCCAAATAAGAGCCTTCTCAAGCTCAATAGAATGGAGGTTTAGAGCTTCCCGCATCCGTTCAGGCCACGGACCCTCAGGGTCATACTTCAACGGCGTGCCAATGGCAGTGCCGGTGAGGTCAAAGGTGGTCTTGAAGATTTGGGTGTAGTTGTAGTAACTGTTTGGAGTGTACGAGACACTCTTGGGGGCACCAGAGCCTTCTGAGTTAGCATTACCGATGATAACCAAAGTATCATCTGCGCCAGCCGAGGCTGCTGGTGTACCATAATTACCACGCTCCACCGTCAAGGTAAGACCATCCGAAGAAACGGCGGTTACCTTCATAACCTCCCCAGCGGACTGGGTCAGGTTTTTAATCAAATGACCGGGCCGAAAAACTGCCGCTGCAACCGTTATGGTTGTAGCTACGTTAGTGTAGGCTGCGGTCAAGGTAGTTGATTGGGTCGGCATATCCTTTTCAAACCAGTTGTGAACCGGGTCATTGATAGGTTCCGACTTCATCAAACTAAGCAAAGCCGTCAAAGGTGCGGAGCCATTTGGAAACGCCAACAAAATAGCACGCCGCCAACTTTGAAAACGGTTTGAGCTAAGGGTTTCAGTATCGTGAATACCTAGGATAGCCATTTCACTTCTCCTTCAATTCCAAGAGGACAAAGAAAGTATTTTTCATTGCGCTCCAAGAACTGACTTTATTACATCCATTTCATTTTCATCAGCCGTCCTAGCCCTTCCCGGCAAGCCTGCTTTAGAGCCTGCGGTAGGGGCATCAGATGGGCCTTTGCCTAACCTTTCATGCCACCGTTTAACAACGCCACGGGTTTGCTCCGCAACGTCATCAAAGAACTCCCCTAGGTCTTTGTATTGCCGTTGGGGGTTCGTAAGGATAGCATTTGCAACTTGCCTCGCTTCGTCCAGATAAGGCTCCATGTCCTTATGTCGTTGCAAGAACTGGTTGGTCAAGGCCTCAACCTGAGCTTGTGCGTATTGAGTTTGCAAAGGGCGCAGACGCTCCTCAATATAGGGCACCACCAATTGCGCCATTTCCTGCAAAGCTGTTTGATACAAGCTGTCCAGAATGGAAGCCGCTTTGTCAGGTGCAGTCAGAAAAGCCTCCACCATTTCAGGGGAAGCCTTAAACTTGTATTGATACTGCTGGGGTGCCGGTTGCTCTTGCCTTGGTTCAGGTCGCGCGGTCTTCAAAGACTCCAACTCTTTCCTTACCTTCTCCAGCTCGGCTTTAAGCTCAGCTGAAGGGTCTGGTTTTGGTTTGTCCTCGACTTCCCTTGAACCTCCTAGTTCTTGCAGTTCATCCTCATTCTGAAGAGCCTCCTTTTGCTCTTGTTCTGCTCCTTGACCGTTCATTGTTTCTCCTTTTTAGCTTTGAGTTCCTCCAACAATTTTTCAAACGGGTCGAACTCTAAACCCTGAATGAAGCCTTGCAGAAATACGAGGTCCTCATATTTCTGTCCGGGCACTTTTAATTTATCCAAAGCAAAGTCTACTTCTTCCTGCTTTCTCGCTTGCAAGGCTCGAAAGTAGTCGCCTTGAATAAAATCTTCCAAAAACTCAAGGAATTGGTGTTCTTGCACTGGTTGGTCCTGGGTTACCGTTGTTTGGGATTATGTCTCCTTTTGCCAACATATTAGCTACTTTTTCTTCGGGTAAAACCTCTGCCTTGATAGGTCGGCCTGCAGCCATCGCAGACAGAATGGTAGAATCGATTGGAGGGGTTTCTGGAGTCATCAGGTCAGAAATTCCCTGCACTCCTTGTAGCATCAAAATCCTCTGAAGCACCGCCTTTGGATTGATGCCCATAACAGGCACAAACTCTGGCCTTTGTGAAGAGGCTATCAGGAGTTCCTTTAAAGCTGACGCTATGGCCATTTTATCATGAATAGTTGAAGGGTCAATCATCTTGAAGGAGAAGAAGCCTTGCAAGTCTGACCTTCGAACTCTTAACAAACCATCTTCAAGGGCAGCAGGATTTATGCCTAGTTGCATTGCAAGGTCTCCAGTAACTTTGAGGAACCTTTCGCCTTCCATAAATTGCTGGACATTTTGTATCATTTGCTCGCCTAAAGGCCTCAAAGCTTGCTCAAAGATTAGTTGGGCCAAAGTACGCATCCGAACGTTGCCTTGTCGTTGGATGGTGGCCACCTCGGTCGCCGTCCGCATGGTGGGCATCTGTACACCCATGGTGTTGTCACTAACACTGGTGGTTCGTTGAATAAACTCCATCATTGTTTGTGCATCCCGTACATGCGCTTGCGTAACATCGGCAAAGGAGATTTGCCTCCAAGCTCTCTCTAGCAAGCCTCCCTTGCCTCTTTTAACCCGAATGTAGTTTCGGCGTTTCTCCAAGTCCTCAATCTCAATAATGTCAGGGTCAACAATTGCCATGTTGTTGATTGTTTTCCTAACACTTTGCATATGAGAGTTAAGGAGCCAATTTAGGTGGTCTTGTAATCCATTTATTGTTTGAGCAAGGCCATCATTTGTAACTCGGAACAAATCGGGCGAATACTCCATAATGACGGACGGAAACTTCCCATGGTAATGTCGAAGAGGCTCAAGGAGAATTATCCTACTTTCATTTGCAATACAGAACTTCCAAATCTCGACTGAATCAGAGGGAGAAAGCTCATACTCTTTCGGAACAAGCTTTACATAGCAGGTGTCGAGAATGACTATATCTCCTCCTTTTACAGTTTTCTGAGGGAAGGTAGGTCTTCCCAACACACTTTCAATACCTGTTTCTTGAAGTACAGGGATTTCCTCAAGGTTAAAATACAACCCACTACTACGAAGCTCATTGTAGGTGACTCGTTGCCGAGAGAAAACAAAGGAGCCTCTTTGGAAGTCACCTACGGAAAAGTTAGGGTCAAAGATAACTTCTTTTGGATTCTCGTTGAGTATTTCAGCGCCTTCGTAAACAATGGTCTCGGATGGAAGGACCATTTGTAGAATGGTGTCTAAAAGGCCAACGGGCGGCACCTTAGAGCGGTGCTTTACATAGCCTATGTTTAGCTTAGCAAAGCCATAACGCATAGTGTCTAAAAAGGCTTGATAAAGCTTGAGGATATACCTGTCTTGCTCCAACTCATACTGAAGCTCCAACTCCATTAACTTGGAGTTTTTGTACAGCCGAGGGCCTCTGGAATCCAATTCAAAGAAGGGGTTTTTAACAAAGATTGAAAGGAGTTGGGCTACACCAGTTTGGCACTGAGCATAGGTGATGGGGTAGATTATCTTTATGGGTTCTTTTCTTTCGCTGGCTTTTATGTCTTCCTCATCGGCCGGCCGATAAGCTTGGTACATTTGGTCCGCCTTTTCCATATCGGCCAAACGGTCTTTAATGGCCTCCTCCCCAGCCCGACGAAGGCGTTTCAGGAAGCCTAGAAGTTTTTGGTGTTGTGGGGGCAGGTTGCCCTCGGAGAAGGCAAACCTGCTACGAGCATCATCAACCACTGAATCGAAATCGTACATTACTTTTTGGACTCCTTTAACAAAGCCTTGACATCAGCAGCGATTAAATCTAGTTGGTGTTCAATCCTAGCCAAGTCTCGGACTTTGGCTTCTTCCCTCCTTTTAACATCCTCTTTCATTTCTTGCCAATAATATTGGAACTCTTGTCGTTGAAGGTACCTTTCATCAGCCCGTAAGGTCAGCCAAGCAATCAAGCCTGCCAGAACTGCGGGAGCCAACAAAGCAATTAAAGAACCCCATTTATGCCACCAATTGCTCATGGAACTCCTTTTAAGCCTTTAACCACTCCCTGACCTATGGCTTCAATTGTTTCAGGAGATGATGTAACGGTTACAACAGCCCCCGAAGGAGTAACGCTTATTTGTCTGTTGCCTAATGCCCACACAACAACGGAGGTACCTTCGTTTTGATAGCTTACACAACCAGAAGCCAACAAGAGTGCTGTAACAAGGGCCAGCAGCAGTAAAGCAAAGGCTAGTTGAAAAATATCCTTATCGTCACTTTTCATCTTTCCATCCATAAGGCTCCCTAATATGCCAATCGGTTGTTTTCAATCCACTGGTGGCAGCGTATAGGTGAGGCGGCACCAAAGAGCTATCGGTGTCGGCGATGACAACTCTATTCGCTACCCAGTCACCAGCAGCTTGGTGTTCACTGCAAAACCATCTTTTTTGGTTTGGGTCAACTTGGGTTTTTCTTAAAACAAAACCAAACAAAACTTGAGGCCAATCGTAAGGTTTGCCTACCTGCTCCAGCTCCCAATTTCTAAGTGTACTTGCCGCGTGGTAGTCTAAAGGCTCAGCATAGGTGCGAACCCTCCAAGCTAATTTTGCATAAACCGCAGAGTCCCGTACACAAACACCCTGACCAATAGCTTCAACTATTGGTACACCTTTATAATCGGCTGGGTTGCCTATAATAAACCTCGACTTATGCGGGTAAATGGCTACCAGCTCACTAGGGAAAAGTTTATCAACAAACCTAGCTACATGACTCCAATCCGAGAGCGTCCTCCGCTTGATTGCAAGAGACATAGGAGAGAGTCCCCCGTCAACCAAAAGAATGTCGCCAAAGTGACCTTTAGGTATTTTCATGTGTTTGCCTCCTTATTTCTTGTTCATGCTCCAGGAGCCATATTTTAGCACAACCATAATTGGCAAAGTAATTGCCTGCGTAGCCACAAAACTTCAAGGTGCCGCCCGAAGCTTCGGGGTCGTGCTTTGTGGCAAGGATTAAAACCGAATCGAAGTGTTCATTTAGGCTAAGAGCTGTTTGCCGAAGTAACATTGCTGCTTTTTCGTTTTCATTCATGGTATCACCTGTAAATTTTGCGGTGATGGCACCACCAACACCGACAACGTCGCTGGCTGGCTGATGCTCACCGCGTCAGGATTGGTCGCCATACAATCATACACGGCAGCGTCCGATACCTGCACGCTATCAATGGTGTAGGTCAGGCCCGTCGCACCAGCGATGTTCACGCCATTCTTTCGCCACTGCAGCGTGATTGGCGATTGACCGGTCAATGTAACTGCGAAGGTTACAGACTCGCCTGCGTACCTGACCGCGCTCTGCGGCTGCAATGTAAAAGCAGGCGGCCATCTGGTCTTGCCTATAGCAGCATTTGACCACGCAGACGTTTTACCACCAACAACGCCAGCCACCCGAAACGTGTACCAGCTGTTGGTTGCCAGTGAGCCTGCGCGGAAGCTGTTGGTCAACGGCAGGCTGGCGATTTGTACAAACGCGGTTCCGTTGCTGCCGTCGGCCTGTTGCACAACAACTGAGTTGTAGTTGGTTGGATTGGACCACACGAGAAGCAGGCTGATTATGATGTTTGTCATCGCAGTAGTACCTTGAAAGGGAGGAACCGGTTGGCCGGTACCCCTCCACACTGGTTCATCCACCAAATTGCCGCTATACGGCTGGCCGAACACGTCATACCACACACCAGACAACGAGTTGGTGGTGTTTTCTTTGCTCCAGACCCATTCCGTTTCGGCGGTTGCATTTGTCCAGACAACCCGTCGCACCGTGCTGGTCATATCAACCACAGACGCCGACCCATCACGAAGCCACCATGCTGTGGCAAGGCGATACGAGGTGACAGGTTTCACGCCGCGACTGTCTCGGTTGGCGCCTTCCTCATACTCGTAACCGTAGATGCTGTAGTTGTCGTTGGTCAGGTTGGTGCCGTAGTAGTGCTGTCTGGCCACGTGCGCGTTGACCAGTTCCACGCCGCCAGCGCGCCAACCGATGATTGCCTTGGCCGCACGATACGCGCCGCGCGTCCACGTGTTGGACGTGTTGAACAAATCTCCGCCGCCGGTACCCACCATCGGCGGCTCCAAAATGCCAAGACTGCTGCGAGCCGGGAAATACGTCTCGCCAACCATCAGCCGATTTGTGATGCCCCAGCCACGCAGCAGCACGGTTTCTTTGTAAGCACCGTAGTTTGTGCTGGTGCCACTTGGTGTGTCCTCATCTGGCGGGTCATAGTAGAGCCAGTCAGGTTGCCAGGACATGTAGTCAGCCGAAGCAAATACACCGTTGGTGCGAAACAGTTGGAAAGCGGACAAATAACCACGGAAATTGTCCGAGTTGAACGCGGCTATTTTCGCCTGCGGATAGATGGCTTTGATGACCGCCACGGACTGCGTGAAAATCTCCGTGTACACCGTCTGCCACGGAGTCGGTGACATGAACGAATACCGAAACGCAGTGGGTTCGGACTCTATCTCCAACAGAACATTGGCCGACGGATGGTTGGTTTGCAGCCATCCAGCTACGGCACCCGCGTAGGCAACCCAGTTGGACACGTAGGAGGAAGGCGTGTTGGTCGCCCACGCGGGATGCAAACCAAGCGTGATGTGCACGTTGTAGTTGGTGGCAAACCGAGCCATTTGGTCGGCGCCATTGGCCCACAAAAACGCGCCGCCTGCGTTGGTCTGTATCAGGCGCCACTGGAAGGCATCGTGGATGCGCACCCAGCCGGGCGCAACCGAGTGTACGCGCTGGCGAGGTTTTTCGCCCTCGCTACTTTTGCTGGCGTCTTCGCTGGCCCACGCTACTCCAACACCCGGCAAGACAACAAACCCGCATCGGTCGCCATCCGTCTCAACAAAGTAGTGGTTGGCAGGTAACGCCATCGAGAACGCCGCGCCAGTGTGTTGGGTGACCACGTTGCAGCGCACGTCCATCACCCGTGTCAGGCTGGCTGCCGAGTTGCTGATGGTTATGACTTGGCCAGCCACAAACACGCTTTGGTTAGTGACGGGATGCACCGACAGTAACTTTGCTGGTGGTGCGTTGGTCACAAATGGCAAAGTAAAGCAATAGGTCTGGCCAAACACCGCCCAAGCGGTGAGCAGCCAGCTACTGAACAGTATGGTTACGAATTTCGCCATTTACGGCCTTGTGTAGGTGGTTATCCAATTGCCGTTCGTGCTCAAATAGGCGTACCACAAACCATTCGTTTCGTCTCGGCCAGCAAAACCAACGACGTTGCTGGTTGCGGTGCCAAAGGTACCAAAGAATACCTCACCAAACCGATTGGTTGGAAAGATGGCATCATCGTTTGCCAAGCCGTGTGACCGACCAAAGGCTACGCCGGTCAGGTTACTGCCAACGATTGTGTAGTGTTGGCGTGCCGGAAAGATAGGGCCAACTCGTGTGTACCATTGCAGTTCGTGTTGTGGTGATGATGACGGAGAGTTTATGCCATGTGGGTTTATGTTTGTCCAAATCGTCACGACATGGAAACCGAGGTCGACCTTGCCGGGTTGACGTGGACTAACTATGGCAACGCCATTTATGACCGTCGGCGAGAGCAACAACATGGACGGATTGCCCCAGCACGAAATCACGGCATAGTCGTTGGTAGCGGGTGGAGAGTTCATGTAGCCAAAAGTAAAAACGTTGGCTGCAGGACTGCCCACCCTGTATTCCCAACCTCCCAACCGAGGCAGTGATGTTGACTGAATCAATTGCTGCCAGAACGGACCGGACAGGTTGATTTTTACAACCGCCTTTGACCAGTTGGTCGGGCCGAATTGAAATGCGTCGCAACCCGTGTCGAAACCAAATGTGTCCACGTTCGGTGTAAAGGTGCGGAAATGAAAGCCAGCCAGCGAGTTTGCGTTGTTTGCAAACAGCCTCATCTCAGCTCTATTGCCAGAAACCGAGTTGGTGGCAAACAGCATGGTTGGCACAACCGAGATTGCATTGTTTGTGACCAGCACCATTGAGTTTGACGTGGTGAGGAAGTTGATGTTTGTGGTGGCCGGGATGGCGACCAGATTGTTGGTCAGGATGTTGACACTACCACCACCTCCGCCACCTGCTGTGCCAATACCAAAGGTTGTGCCCGGCGACCCGCCAACAACCGTACCAGCGGGCTGTGAGGCGTCATTCGTGATTGTGATGCCGGTGATGTAGCCTGCCGGATTGGATGCCAGATAGAACTGGTTGCTGTTGGCGACAAACACAGGGTCAACTTCGGTCGCGCTGTCCACAATGCCAGTGGCGTTGGTGACAGCCACGCCGCCGCTATCGAAGGTAATGGTGCCACCCGGAGCAATTCGGGTTCGCTCCAGCAACGTTACCGCCGATTGTGCGAACACAACGGACGGCACCAGCAACACGCTAATCAGTTTTGACAACATGGTAGTTTATCCTCCACGGTTCTGTCACGGACGGCACCGCTCCTGCGCGCACCGTGAACTGGTTGGTTTCTGTGACAACCGTCAGGGTTGTCGTCAGGTTTGTGTTGGCGACCGACACAAGCACAACGCCATCGACAGTCATGCCGGGCCACGACACTGTTCGAGCTGCCGACGGATTGGTGATGGTTGTTGTGCCGCCGGTAGCCCTGACAAAGTTGGCAACCCAGTTGGTCGAAGGCGCGGTCTCGCTCCACGCAACCAGGCTGTTGGTGAAATGGTCGAACCGCAGCACGACGCCATAGCTGTTGTTGGTCGCCGTGACGCGCATGACGCCGCCGGTCTCGATGAGATTATCCACGACGACCGTGTGAAAGAATCGGTTGGTGAAGCCGACCGGATTGAACACGTTGTTGGATGCTGAGTGGATGTCGCCTGATATAGTTAGCATGTTGGTTAATTGTTGATAACTAACCGCAGCGTCGGGCAAAGCAGTTTGAGCGTTAACACGAAGGTTGGAGTTGGTGAAAAACTTAACACCTGAAACAGTTTGGGTGCCTTGGGTCATAACCGAATAATTAACGGTTTGACCATGAGAGGCAACTACAAAAAGGCTAATCGAAATAGCCAAAAACCTCAAGTGCAAGGATGGGTTCTCCTTCTGAGTCGTTAATGTAGGGTAGGCAGGTTTCCTTCAATTCTCTGTCTCGAAGAAGGAAACCTGTTCCTGATTGAAACCAAAAGTCAGCGGCAAAGCTAACTGAGGAAGTTTCAGACAAACCTAAAATAGGGGCGTTGATGTCGGAGTCAGAAACAACAAGACGGAACAGACGGTCCGAGAAACGACCCCGAAGGACTACATAGCCTCCAACAGGGAGTTCATAATCGCCTGCAACCCATGTACCTTTTGGTTCGAGACCAAAGGTTCGGTCGGAAACAAAAAGGCGAAATTGACCGCCGTTTGGGGAGGCCCTTAAGATAGGGCCGGAAAGTGGATTGGCAAAAAGCCAGAATGAGTTTGACCTTGAAATAGAGATAAGTTGGTGTGCGTGGTAACCGTCTAGCGTGTCGGCGTTGGAGGAGAAAGGAGGGGTCGAGGAGGACGAGACAGAGTTTGGAGCGACCCCACCACCATTTTGAATGATTCGCTCCAAGTTATAAAGAAAGGCATCCATCTCTTTGGAGAATTGGGACGACCAAGCAGGGAATTGCTCTGGCTTTGAGGCTGCCTTTGGGAAACTTGCGGTTATGATTTTTGGTCTAGGCATTTTAGAATCTAAACAGGCTTGATTTGTTGAAGTGCGGCCTTGAGGAGACCAAAAATATCTTTGGATTCAACCTCAATGCCTTGTTCTTTTGCTTTCTCGGTTAACCAAGCAACAATTTCTTCTCGGTGTTGCCAACATCCAACCCAACCCCATTCATTCATTTGGCGTTGCATCGAAGCACAACCGCAGCCAGCAGTTTGATGAAAACCTAACTGTTTTATCAAAGTATGCAACACATCACCCGGCATCGGTAGAAGTGGTCTGGCTGGCGCAGCCGGTGGTACGGGGTCAACCATGGGCTGCCATGTCATCCGCCATGCGCTGGGTGGCTCGATGCACGCACTGGCGCAGACACCGTAACTTGGCCGACCGCCGAACAAGCCAAGCGCACAACAACCACCATGACGAAGGCCGCAGTCAGACCAGTGAGGACAAGGGATTGTCATGATAGCACCATCGTTGCAGGAAGTGTATCGGGGCACCATGCTTTGTAGGTGCCAAGCGGCGACTGGTCAGAGGGCGTCCAGATTTTGTAGTAAGATGGGAAATGTACGTGGCTACCAAAGCAAAGCCTTGCGTCTATCGACTCCGGGCAACTGAAAAAAGCCACTCGGAAGGTCAGCACCCAGATTCGTCGAGTGCGAAACAGACCAAGTTCCGCACCCGTGACGGCGTAACCACCCCAGTCGCATGGAAAGCCAGAAGTGCAGGCAGAGTCGTTGGGAGTGCTGTAGTAACACCCGCCTTGCGAGTACAAAATCCTTCCCCACGGATGTACTTCCCTGCCATTACAGTTCGACTGCCATTGAGCAACGGTCATTGCTTGGAACGGGTTGTCGGCTGAGCACCCGTACAATGACGCTGACGTACCTTCGCATTTCGTGCGGCTGATGAGTTCGTACCCATAAGTGCCGTAGTAATTCCCAGCCCGAAACTGTGTAACAGGTGTGTTGGCCACCAATATCGTGCTTGGTAGGATACCAGTGTCACAGGTGGCTTCACAGGGGTCAATCTGAACCAAACCACCGCCGAAGCCGGTGCTGACCCAAAACCAACAATGCGCGCTACCTGTATAAATATCCACCGAGAATGATGACGTACCGGTGGCAGTAAGCCGCCAGTGGGTACAGTCCGGTCGTGTAAGGTCAAACTGGTAGCCACGACACAATCCGCGCCAGAGACAGTCGCCGATTCGGCTCAACATGCACAGTCCGTTGGCTGGAGCATGTTCGCCTGTCAGCCCTGTGATGGTCAGCAACCAGCAGGGCGCAGATGGTGAGTTGAAGCTACAATTCCCTCCCAATGACGCATTGTGGCAGTTGTTGCAGAAGTACGAATATTCGTCATCGGTTGGGAAACAAGAGGTACAGGTATCTGCCGAGCCGATAAAGACACTATATTCCCTGCTGCCAGTGCAACCTTGGCTGTCAGTTGCTGTAACGGTGAAGTTGAAGGTATCTGCTGAGGTTGGGCTACCCGTCAGGGTACCAGAAGGACTTAAAGTAAGTCCTGTAGGGAGGTTGCCAGCGGAGACCTCAAAAGTGTAAGGTGGCGTGCCCCCAGAAGCCAAAATTGCGCCAGAGTAGGAGGCACCTACAACACTGTCTGGTAGGGTGTCATCTAGCGCCAAAGAGAGAGTAACATGGAACGGCTGACACCGCGACCAATCAGAGTCTTGGTGGGGAGCTAAATCGCCTATTGCTTTAACTCGGTAAGAATAAAGTCCACAAGGGAGGAGAGGCAAAGTAAAGGCAGGTCGGTCCGAAGTGGCAACATGAATAGGGTCACCAAGACAGCTATCCCCTGAATAGATTTCAAGATTGTATAGGGAGGCTCCTTCAGAAGCTCCCCAAACAAGCTCCTCTCCGGGGGCAAGTTCTTGGTCAGGAATTGTTTCAGGGACAGAGGCTGTTGAGTTAGAGCCAGTACTTGGGTTGCCAGAGCCAATGCGAAGGTAAGGTTTGCCAAGAAATATTCGGTCGCCGGAGGGTTGAACATAAAGGAGCCAACCATTAAAGCTCAAGGTGCCAGCAGTAGCCAGCCGCCAACTGAAAATAACATCATCTTGACGGACACCTAAAACACCAGCGGAATCAAGTTCGCCCGAATCAACTTCGTCTATTTCGTGGAAAGGAGTCGGTCGGCTCCCCACCCAAGCGTAGATAACTTCTGAGGAAGGGATTTCTTCTGCACCAAGAGCTACAAATTCTCGGATACCCAAAATGCGAAATTCCTTTACTCTGGAAGGAAAAGCATCTTCACGGGGAGAAATATCACCCGATGCAATCTGACCAACCAACGGGATTCCATTAGCGGAGTCTGTATTGGTGAATCGGTGAAGTTTGTAGGTCGTTGGCATTAAACGTACTCAAAGGCACGGATAGGTTTGTCTCTTTTATCTTGGGGTACGTAGGTTGGGTCAAGAAGCACAATACGGTAAAGACATTCTAGGGTGTGGTCATCTTTGTCAACCGGAACTTCTTTCTCAGCCCTGCTGTCTTTGGATTTCCACTCAGCATAAACATAATGCTGGACTTCGTAGAGGGTACGGACACAGTTGGAACAGATAAAGAGTTTGTTTTCTTTGAAAGCGGACCTAACCTTCAAAATTCCAGCAGACTTTCTTTTAGGAGCTTCTTCTACTGGAATTCCATTGTTGAAGAATTCATCTGCCCAAGTCAGGCCGTCAATAGGGTCAGGGTTGAAAGCTATGGGGTCGCAAAGCCACCTCATTACGGGAAGCTCCTTGAGGATTTTCTTTCCTTTCTCCTCTTCCTCGTAAGTGAGGTGGCTTTTAATTTTGGCGCAGAAATCTTCGATGAGGTCTTTAGAGTAGACTTCTCGCCAAACAATCATCCGACCCTTCACATCGGCAATAAGAAGGATTGCGGTCATCGGCTGCCGAGAGTGAGGGTCAATGGAAACATAAACTGTGCCGTTGTCTCTTACCCACTCGATGGGGATAGGGTCACAAATATTGCCACCATCGGCTGCGAGCCGAGCCTTGAATTCGGGATAGACGAGGCCTTTGAGGAATACCCATTTGCCTTTTCCGCGAGCCTCTTTTTCATCCTCATTGAGGGTCTCAAGATAGTTTTGCCACCCTTCTTTTGAGATATAGGGATTTTCTTCTGTTTGTAGGTGGAAGGTTTCAACCTTTTCGGGGCCAAGAGTTGAGGCCTTGTCGAAGATTTCAGTTTTAATCCACGGCTCGGTTAGGGGGGTCATGGTGAAGATTTCGTATCCGTGGCGGTCAACAAGGCCTCGGTGGACAGCTACTCGAAGGTCACGTTTGGGAGGCTCGTCATAATGAGCTACATCGAGGCGTCGGCCCTCGAAACTTTGAGGGTCATTGATAAAGGATTTTTGTGTATCTAAGTCTAGGATGGAGCCATTAATACAGCGGAAACGGCAAATATTGCCCATGTTGTTTCTTTCAGGTGCACATTCAAGGGCACCTTTAGGGATGTAAAGTTTGAGCTTGCCGGCGGATTCAGCCGTACCGGTTGTCCAAATGTCGTCAGCCACATCCCAATCGGCAACCACTACAAGAACCTTCACGGGAGTTTTGATTGGTGTTTTGCAATGGTCCGGGATAGAGGAAAAGTTTTTGAGGAGTTCTTGAATTGGGAGGGATTTGAGCTCTTCAGGAAGGAGCCACGGACGAAAGCCTAGCCAAAATGAGATGTCCTCAACAGCTCCACAGGTTGTTTTGCCTGAGCGGTTCGAACCTACAACAAGGCGAGTGTGGGCTTTTGAGGTATGAAATCTAGCTTGCTCGGAAGAGTAAGGGGCGTAAAAGTAGATTCGGTGGGAGTCAACCCATTCAAGCTTACGGCGCTTGAGCAAGGCGAGTTGTTCAAGTCTCTTTTGGGTTAAAAGTAATTCTGGGCTGGGTGACATCAGAGATGTCCTTTTCGAGCTCTTGGATTTGGGCGTTTAGTTCTTCGAGGGAAAGGTTTCGGTGGTCCTCAACCACAACTTTGGTTCCTCGATGAGCTTTGATGAACTCAAAGGCGGCTTGTGCCCTAATTCGTTCATCTTGGGAGTTCATCATTAAATCGTGGGCTACATTAAGCGCGTCGGCGGCAAAGACCTTCAAACACCTTTCTATTTCTTGCTCTCCTTTTTCATGAAGCAACTCTACAAGTTGTTTCATGAACCACTCTTGGCGGGTGGTGTAGGAAACTTTGAGCTCCGAAATCCCTAGCTGTTCGGCGATTCTTCGATTGGTGAGACCTTGAGCCTTCAGCAGAAGAATAAGGCGGTCTTGGCCATCCTCTTTGAGGAGGACTTGTTTTGCTGGTCGAAATCCGTGAAGGTCAGCCGGCATTGGCAGCTTTCTTCCCGAAGCCACAATTCAAGACAATCTCTTTCCCTTTAGGGGAAAGGTCTTTCAGTAACGAAAGCATGATTTTCCGAATCAATACGGGCTTCTTTTTCATGCTTGAATGTAGCGCGGGGGCGGGCTTGATGCAAGCGAAAAGTGAGCGTGATTTTTCGCTTGCGCTTGCTTTGAGTTGCTGCTAGTGTCTGAACGCAATGAACGATTGTACTGAAAAGGAAATAGCTTCTCCCCTTCCTCTTTATACTCTAAAATGCCTCAGGGTTTGCTCTGGTAAATCATCTTTCGGTAAATCATTCTTTCCCGAATCATCTTTTGGTAAAGCTATTTTCGGTAAAGCTATTTTCGGTAATTCTTTCTTCACCGATTCATTTTCGGTAATTATTTTTACTGGAAGGGAGAGGGAGGAAGGGATTCCTTTGGCAATAGCCAGCGGCAAACTCGACGGTGCCCCCCTCGGCCACGCCGTGTCAAAACCGCGGAGCGTTGCGCCGCAACGACTTGAGTCGGTTGGCACACAACAAGCTCAAACAGCACGCGCCGCACAACAGCGGCAGAAAGGAAAGCACAAATGGAAGTGAAAGGAGTAAAAGTCGAGGCCGGCAAGGTAGTCATCACCCTTGCCGCCGATTGGTCGCCCCGGCTGATGCCGGGTGGTGTTAGCAAGGATGGGAAGCCGTACCCCATCAAACTCAAATGCTTGGAAGGGTTCTACGGGGCTACGTGCCCCGTAGCAAAAGTCACGGCTGACGGCGAACAGTTCCAGCTGTTTGCCTCACTTGATATCTTCGGGCTTCGGCCCGAAGACGTCAAGCAGAAGGGAACCGCCAATAAGGCGGTCCCGGTGCAGTTCAAACTCTAGCGGGTCAGAGCCGAGCACGTTCGCGTGCTCGGCTCTTTTCTATCGCAAGGAGAAAAACCTTGACAAAACCTCGCCATTTAGAACGTCGCCGGTTGCGAACGGTAGGGAGCCCAACGTGGTGCGAACCGCGGCGGCTGGCCGCTTGGCGAGCACCAGGGAGCACACCTACTCACCAGGGAGCACACCTACTCACCAGGGAGCACAC